GTTCTGTAATACCACCTATATCACCAGTGTTTTCAAGTTTAATAAAATCACCTACTTTAGCCGTTTCAGTCGGATCTAACACTTCTACCAAATTCTCTTTATTAGTAGTGGTTTCTGTTTTTATACCTGCGGTAACAGCAGGTTTTTTATTGATTGTTAAACTTCTGCCGCCTGTAAAATTTTCAACAACTGTTACATCTTCATCTATATCAAAATAAAAAGCATTTGGATCTGCTACGGTTACTGTTTTTTCACCATTAATAGACGTTGCAGGCACTTCTGTTGTACTTTCCGCACCATCTATATCAACCGTACCGCCTGTACTCAAACCATGCTCTGCTATATTGACGTATATTCTGTCTCCTAAATCTGGATCTATCAAAATAGGGTTGCCCCAAGGATTAGTAACCAATATAGATTCAGTGCCTATGTCACCTGTGTTTGTGTAAGAGGCACCAGTTAATTCACCAGTTAAAGATCCTGCGCCTTCCACTCTGTTTCCTGCGTTAAATTCTTGTCCCCACACTATGTCTTTTATTATTTGTGAAGCGTAAATAAAACCGTTATCACCTGGGTAATGTAGCTGTTGGTTTTCATGGTTGGTGTATCGTCCAGGTGTCTTTTCAAAATCTACAAATTGATTTGAAGCAACAACGGCTATTGTGGCTAAACCAGATTCAGCATCTTCTGTGATAACAGGTGAGTCTAATCTGCCGTCAAATATAGTGACTGGATCTGCTATCAGTGCATTTGATGTATTAATAAATGCTTTTCTGATAACTACACGCCTATCTACGTAGTTTTCTGTTAAAAACAAATTGGTGTATTGCTGATCTACACCTGACAAACTAAGTGTAATTCTAGATGCTGTAACTTCTGTGCTTTCTTCTATGTTTGCAAAGTTTAAAAAGAAACCTAAAGCATCATAGGTATTACTGCTGTAAACAACATCCCTGTAATTGTCTGTGACGTAATAAGTGGCACTGTCTAAATACACCTCTATCAAATGCAGAGGATGTGACTGATCTTTTTTGATCTCAGTTTGGAAAGCAGTTGTACTTCCTCTGTTTGCCATCTATGTAACCTCTATAAGATCTATCTCATATTGATAGTAGGCTGTAGGATCTGTTGTATAACCTCTAACGTCACTGGCGAAAGCCACCTGAAAAGGCACAGAAGCAATGGTAAGAGTCTCATTATCCGCTACTGCACTTTCTAATCTAGGAGAAAAATTAAGGGTAGCAACGCCAGATCCGTTACTGCTCATGTCAGAGGTAACCATATAAACTTTTGTATGGCCTGAAAATTTAAAGAAATCGCCAGATCTTAGGATGTTAGATGTACTAGCAGTTAAGCCATCTAATGAAGCTGTTTCTACACCTGCGGCTAATGCACCGTTTACTACTGGTGATTCACTAGATGCACCTCTAGTAGTGCCTATTGTATTAGGCACCCAAGTAAAGGTTTCAAACTGTCCGCGTTGTGCAACACTGAAAGCAAATATAGGATCAAAGTCTGCTCTGGCTAATGGTGGGAATGTGCATTTGAATAACCATCTTTGCCCACCTCTGGATCTAGCTTGTCTTCGTAAGTTATTAGCAACACTAAGTAAAGTAGGTTCAAAACTTTGTACTTCTATAGTAAGTGGGGCAGGGGTGCTTGGAAATGTTCCGCTCATACTCCTAATGGCCCTCGTCTGCCGCGTTTGTTAAATGATTGTTCTACGATACCTACAATAGTGGGTGCTTGTTCTGCGATAGCGGCTGTAGCATCTTTTGAGTCAAATGCTTTGATGTCGTAAGTAATGTTTACATTTGTTGTGCCACCACCTGCCATAGCTAGTTTGTTGTTTGGCACTATGTTGCCGTTACCTGGTGCTGTAAATAATTCTGGCCCTCTCTCTCCGACCATATAAGTTCTTCCACCAGTTACAGGGCCGCCAGATGCTTGACCAAATATAGTTGATAGTGCCGTCATTGGGCCACTGCCCATAATCATATCAATGATAGGCTTGATAACTGCTAGTCTTAAGACTTCCTGTATTATTGAATCTACAACACTTTTAAATAATGTTCGCATGTTCATAAAGCCTTCACTGGTTTTATCAAAGAAATCTGTAAATGCACCTTCTAAAGATCCTTCTATTGTGTCTTCAAACTGTTTTACAACAGTCATTGTGTCTTCTACGCCCTTAGTTACTGATTCACTGAATACGGCTACTGCGGCATCTACTTTTGATTTATCAAATATGCCTGCTTGTACGGCTTCTTCTAATTCTTCTCTAAAATCTGCAATTTTTTCAGTTGGCGTTTTGAGGCTTTCTTTAATTCTTTCTGCGAATGCAATGACTCTTTTATCTACTATTTTTAATGTGTTATCAACATCACGTTCAAATTTGCCTTTAGGTTTATTATTATCTGGATCGCCATAAAATATTTGTTGAAAATTATTTGGATTATCATCCATTAATTTTTCAAAAAAATTAAACATTTTTCTGCCGCCATCTACTGTGTTGATGATTGCAGATTGCACTGGCCCCCTAAGCGTTCTAGCTAATACATTCATAGCATCATTAAATTCTTCTGCTCTTTTTGTATCTTCGTCTGTTAAAACACCTGGTGCAACAGAAGCTAGATCTAACATGGCATCATGTCCATCGCGTAGCATATTGACCATTGGTATTCCTGCTCTACCAAATAGTTTTGTTGCTATACCTGCTTTGTCTGTA